GACTTCACAATGAGCGCCACCGGTAAATACATCAACCCTTCACTGCAACAGCGGTGGGCCTACTTTGCAATGGGCTGGGAAATGAAGGAGGCAACGACATGAAATCCACCATAGAAATGGCCCGTGATGCATGGGCAAAAGCAGGTGAAGGTTGGGTTGACCAGCATTGGTATGCAGACCGCGAAAAGGCATTCAAGGAGTTTGAAGCCCTTGTTCGTGCTGATGAGCGCAACAAAGTCTGGTCGCAAAAGCACTGGACTGAGTACGAACAAGCCATCGTTGCCGCAGAGCGTGAGCGATGCAATTCAGAATGTTTTAAAGCACCTGTGCAGGAGCCTGTGGCGTGGATGTGCCATCCATTCGGAGACAGTGAGGTCGAATACGGACCGCATCAGCAATGCGAAAACTGCATGCCCCTCTACACCACCCCACCCGCAGCACAGCGGCAATGGGTTGGGCTGGACTGGCTACCAAAACATAAATGCGGCTTGCACCTAAGCCACAACGAACACCGTGATGTCTACGAAACTGTTGAGCAGTTTTATGACGCTGACGATTTCATCTCGGAAGAAGAATGGTACAAGGCTGTTGCAGAAGATAGCGTGTGGGTGCTGCATTGGTATCCAAACACGCCCGTTGGTTTCACTCGCATTGCCGCATCAACACTGGAAGCCATCGAAGCCAAACTCAAGGAGAAGAACACATAGAAAAAGGGGCCAGAGGCCCTTTGATCAATCCAGCAACTCGGCCCCGTACACACGGGGCTTTTCTTTTCTGGACAGCCTGTAAATATCATCCAGTTGACGCTGTTTGGCATCGATCACGGCCTTACGGTGGTCCTTGAACTGCACAGCCAGCGCGGGGTTGATGGCCCACTGGGCATGGTGTTGGTTCTCTTTTGACCCATCGTCCATGCGCATGACCCATCTGCCCTGCTCCAAAGGATACATAGCCCCGTAGATCATCTGATCCTGCTGCCATACGTTGACCTTTTCAATCTGACGGCGTGCTGACCGTTTGATCTCGGCCAGCGTGATTGTGGGCTCATCGGCGTGCTGGATGATGTAGTCCCGCAGCCAGGTGTCGAAGTTGGACGCACCGGACAACTCGCTCAGGGCATACCGGTAAGCTGGAACCACGTAGGACTGGACCAAGTGGATTACGCGCTTGGCCAGGTCTGCGGACACTGTCATGCTGAAGGGCGATTCGATCAGGTGGAACATGAGCATGATGCGCCCGGCCAAGCCCTCGATCTTGCCGAAGGCAGTCATGAACGTGTCGTCAGACTGGAGCAGGCGTTCATCGTGGCGCTTGGCGTCGTACCAGTCTTGGAACTCCTGATACACGGCCTTGGCCTCGGGGGACAGCTGGTAAGTCATGGGAGGCAGGGCGAACACGATGCGCAAGGTCTGCTCCCATTGCTGCTTGTTAAGCAGGTAATCGGGGATCTCCACGGGCTTGCGGGTCAGGTCACCGTTCAAGATGCATGGCACGAACCGCTGCACCAGACCATCGGCGCTCAGGTTGTGCAGGTTCTCACGGAACACACGGGGCTGGATGTTGCCGTAGATGCTGACAGCCAGGTTCTCGGCAAAGATCGAGCCACTGCCCACACGGTCCATCTCATAGCTACTCGACTCATATGCCTTGACCCATGCCGAGCGATCCTCGCCGCTGGCCTTGTCTGTCAGCTTGCGCACCCAGCTGTTCATTTCGTCAAGGGCGCACAGCAGGCCCCGTGGGCGGTCAGCTGCCAGGCGCACCAGCTTCTGGCTGGTCACGTCATCGACGGTGATGCGCAGGGGTACGGGTTGCGGTGGCAGGTCATGCACTTGGGGTGCTTGATCAGCGCCAAGCATGGCGTCAGGGCTGGCCGAGAACTCAAGGAACGCCTTTTTGCTGCTGGCGAACATGGCCTCTTGACCTTCCCAGTCGAGCAGCTCCTTTTTAAACCGTGGACGGTCTTCCATCTCGAGGTTCTTGAGTGGGGCCAGCATGGGCGCAGAGCCTGGCGTTTTCTTGTCCGCGGGCGCTCCGATGGTCATGAGCCAAAGCACCGGTGGCACCTTGAAGTCCTTGATCAGCTCGAGGCGGGTGCGGGCATCCACGACACCACAAACAGCCGCCAAGCCTGCGAACAAAGGCACCAAAGGGTCACAGCCCACTGTCTGGCCGATCTCCTCGGCCCGGCGGGCAATGACAGCAGGCCACAGGGACACATCCATCATCGGTGGCCGTGGCCGCAGGTCAACGATGACCGACTTTGGGTCGGCGGGTGCCTCTACAGCCGCGAACATGGACGAGATGTCGGGCAAAGGCTTGACCCAGCCGTGCTGCTTGGCGATGTGGAACAGACTGCCCAGTTTGACCGCTGTGGCCTTGTCATTTCTGAAGCTGACCCACTGGTTGACAATTTCCTTTTCACCAGGGTATTTGTCAACCGACTGCTGACTCCAGTCGTGCCAGAGCGTCAGGCCCTGATCCAACTGATCCGTTTGGTCACCGGCCCACTTGAGCGCCATGCCCACGGTGACCCACTCCTCACGGGAGCAGTTGGCGGGGATCGCCTCGAGGGCTGATCGGATGTCGGACCATGATGCATCGATGGCCTCACCTGTGCCAATGGTGCGCTCTTTGTCCTGCGCCAGCATGCCCTGCCACAGATCAAGCAGGGGCTGGGGGATCATGGGCAGACGGGTCCAGTGGCCTTTGCCAGCCCATCGGTAGGGCTGGAGCGTGTCGGGGTGAATCGATGGGGGCATGACATCCTGCACCGTCAGGCCGTTGGCCGTGGCGCAGCGCAACTCATAGGCTGTGACGCTGTTGATCAGGATCTTCTTGGACGGCAGGGCCAGACCGAAGGGCATCTGGTACAGCAATTTGCCGTGACCAGCCCTGCCCGAGTCCACGATGACAGCATTGTTTGCATCATACAACGCTTGCAGATCGATCCCGTGTTGCTTGAGCGCAACAGTGGTGTTGTCCCACTCGTCAATGTCTAGCGCCATGGTGCCACTGTAGGCATGGGCCAAGCCGATGCCGTAGCCTGCGGGCAGATCACCTTGGGACTTCAGTGCGTTGGCCTTGACGTTCCATCCTGCTGTGCGTGGCCCCTTGGTGCCTGCTGGGATGGGCACAAGTGACCAGCCGTGACGGATGTACGCATCAATGGATGCGGGGTGTGCTTGAACGGTTGGTATTGCTGTCATACAATGGACTCGCTGGTGATCGCAGTTGCCAGTTTCTTCATGGTGTTTGTCCTTTAAAAGCCCTGACTCACAAGGTCAGGGCTTTTTCTTTTGCAAAAATATTTTGTTGATGTTGCACATCGTATCACAAGTTGTGATACACTTTGTGCAACCGATCAGGAAATAAATCATGGCAACCAAATCCAAATCAAAGTTTCTGACCATTCGGGTGACACCCGATGATCACAAGAAATTTCACACAAAGGTCAAGAAGTTCGGGCAACCGTCTGAGGTCTTGCGTGAAATCATTCAGGCGTTCATTGACGACCGCCTGACTATTCAACCTCCCGTTACCGTAAAGGAATCTCTCTATGTCACTCGAAGCTGAAATCAAAGCACTGGCTCAAGCCGTGATCAACCTGACTGCCAAAATCGAAGGCATCAATGTAACAGCCCCTGCCACTGTTGCGCCAACACCCGCACCCGTGGTACAAGCTGCCCCCGTGGTTGTGTCTGTCATTGACACCCCTGTTGCCGCACCTGCCCCAGTAATGACGGCTCCCGCGATGCCAGCGCCTCCTGCATTCGTGACCCCTGCTCCTGTTGCTGCCCCTGTGGTCACTGGCGCACCGTTCACTGACGGCAAGGGTCTGATCGATTACGTCATGGGTGCATACAAGGCTTTGGGTGCTACCAAGGGCGCACAGATCCAGAACGTGCTGGTGAATCTGGGTTACCAGAACATCAACGATGTCAAGCCTGAGCACTACGGTCAATTGTTCGCTGGTGTGGAAGCACTCAAGTGAGCACACACGCCCAACTGTCTCCATCAAAGCGTAGCCGCTGGGCCTTGTGCCCTGGCTCGATTCGAGAGGAAGCCAAGTACCCCGATACCGGTAGCGGCCCCGCTGCCGTTGACGGGACGCACAGCCACACGCTGCTGGAGCGATGCATTGGTTCATCCGAGCCAGCCGCAGCCTACATTGGCGCATCGCTGACTGACCACGAAGGTGACTTCATCGTGGACAAGGCCCGTGCAGATCGTGTGCAGGTCGCTCTTGACTACATCGCCAAACGAGTGGTCGAGGAGTCCACACCGTTCTTGGTGCCCAAGGTCATCAGCGAAACCCGTGTGGACCCTGCACACCTGCTCGGTCGTGACGACTTGTCGGGCACCGTGGACATCCAGATCCACGGGTACGACATGCTTGAGCTAATCGACTACAAGGATGGTATGGGTGTCGTTAGCGCAGAAGGCAACATGCAGCTTGAGCAGTACGCCTACGGTGTACTGGCTGGCTTCAAGTTGCCCGTTAACGGCACCTATCCCTTCAAGACGGTGCGCATGACCATCATTCAGCCCAAGTTGGCGCTGCGCGGGATGCCTGCAATCACGTCGCACGATGTGGCTGTAAGCGAACTGTTGGCCAACATGGGTACAATCGTGGCTCAAGCTGCTGCAACTGACAAACCAGATGCACCGCTTGTGCCGGGTGAAAGTCAATGTAAATTCTGCCGTGCCAAGGGTTCCTGCTCTGCACTGGCAAACAACGTAATGAAAGAGGTCGGGATCATGTTCCAACCAGTCGTAACGCAAACACTCGATGTCGCACAGCAAAGTGCCGACAAAGATCCATCCACGATGGACGATGCCCAGATCGCTCAGATCATGGAAGCTGCTCCCCTGATGCGTCAACTTCTCGAAGGTGTCGAGGCTGAAGCGCTGCGCCGCATGCAAGCTGGTCAAACCATCCCCGGCCTCAAGCTGGTCAATGGTCGTGGCTCCCGTGCATGGGCATTGCCTGAAGCCGAGATGGCCGAGAAGCTGGTGAAGATGGGCATTCCCAAGGGCGCTGTCTACGAAACCAAACTCGTGTCCCCTGCCAAGGCTGAGAAGCTGACGTGGGAAAAGCGTGATGGCACCAAAGTCCAACTGACCGAGCGCCAACTCAAACGCATGGATCAAGAGTACGTGGCCAAGATGGCTGGCAAGCTCACCGTGGCCCCCGAATCTGACAGCCGCCCCGCTGTCATCATGAATGCTGCGCCGCTGTTCAGCGCAGTAGAGGCAGCACCCGCTGCCGAATCCCTGCCCTCGTGGCTTTCTTAAACTGGAGTAAATGTAATGTCCGAAATCATCTTCCTGTCCGATGTCCGTTTGTCTTTCCCCCACCTCGCTGAACCCCAGCGCCAGGTTAACGAGGCCACCGGCAAAGAGCGCATCAGCTACAACTGCGAGTTCATCATGCCGCAGGATCATCCTGGCTTTCAGCAGTTCATGGCCCGTTACGGTGCCTTGGCACTGGAGAAGTGGAAAGAGCACGCCCAGACTGTCATGGGCATGATCCAACAGGATCGCAAGACCCGCTGCTTCGGTATGGGTAACGAGAAGATCAACAAAAAGACCTTCCAACCCTATGACGGCTACGTCAACAACGTGTTCATCACTGCTGGCCGCGATAGCGCACCTCAGATGATCCAGGCTGACGGCTCCCCTGTGGACCCCAGCAACACGATGGCCTACCAGCAGCTGGCCCGCAAGATGTACGGTGGTTGCCGTGTCAACGCAGCGATTAAGCCTTGGCCACAGGACAACAAGCATGGCCGTGGCATCCGCTGCGACTTGATTGCTGTTCAGTTCTTCAAGGACGACACACCATTTGGTGAAGGTGCCGTGGACGCATCGAACCTGTTTGGCGCTGTGGCCGGTGCTGCTCCTGCTGGCTTTGGTGCTGTGGCTCCTGCGATGCCCGCTGCACCGTTTGCTGGCCTGCCATCCTTCCTGGGTGGTCAGTAATTAAATCGGGGCTGAAAGCGGATGCTGTGACCGAAAGCCGGTTCAACCAAGTTGTTCCAAGCCACAGACGCAGCGAGTAGGCCCCACTTTGTAAGGAGTAATAGTAATGGTTACGCAAGAAAGATTGAAGCAGTTGCTTCATTATGATCCTGTGACCGGAGTGTTCACACGGATTCAATCCAGTCGATCAGATCGCTTAGGCCAACAACCTGGATCGCGCAACACCAAAGGTCACATTCAAATACGAATTGACGGTAAGTTGTATGTCGCCCATCGACTTGCGTGGTTGTATGTCAATGGTCAGTTTCCAATCAATCAGCTTGACCATATTGATGGTGACAAAACCAACAACAAATTTGGCAATCTTCGCACCGCTACAAATAAACAGAACCAAGAAAATGTGCCGCTTCAAACGAACAACACTTCTGGTTATAGAGGTGTTTCTTTTGACAAACGGGTAAACAAGTTTCGGGCTTACGTTTGTCACAACAGAAAGAACATTACGATTGGTTTGTTCGCAACTGGTGAAGATGCTGCAATTGCAGCACGTTCGGTTCGTGATCAATTGTTCACCCACCACCACACGGAATACGCAGCATGAAAAACGACTGGGTGTATGACACTGAGGAATTTCCAAATGTGTTCACGATTGCGTTTGAACACGCTGAAGCCCCAATCCGACTGATGTTTGAAATCAGCGATTGGCGTAACGACTCCAAAGAAATCATTGCGTTCCTTCAGTACCTCAAGGACACGAATGCAAGAATGGTGGGATTCAATAACGTAGGATGGGATTACCCTATTTTGCATACGCTGATCCGCATGGGTCACAGTGATGCCTTCACGCTGTACCAGAAGGCCATGGCCATCATCAACTCGCAAGATGACAGCGACCGATGGATGCACATGGTCAACCCGAGTGACCGATTCGTTGAGCAGGTAGACCTGTTCAAGATTCACCACTTCGACAACAAGGCCCGCGCCACCAGCCTCAAGGTGCTCGAGTTCAACATGCGCTCTGACAACATCGAGGATCTGCCGTTCAAGGTGGGCACCGAGTTGACCGAGGAGCAGGCCGTCAAGCTCAAGCAGTACAACGCGCACGATGTGGCGCAGACCAAATTGTTTCTTGGGCACACGCTCGACATGATCAAGTTCCGCGAGGAGCTGTGCCGCCTGTATTCAGGCAAGGACTGGATCAACTACAACGACACCAAGATCGGCAAAGAGTTCTTTGCTATGAAGCTCGAAGAAGCCGGTGTCACGCTGTACGACTTCGGCCCCAATGGGCGCACACCTCGGCAGACCCCGCGCCCCCAGTTGGCGCTCAAGGATGCCGTCCTGCCTTGGATCACATTCGAGCAGCCCGAGTTCACACGGGTGCTGGGCTGGCTCAAGGACCAAGTGATCACTGAAACCAAAGGGGTCTTTGATGACGTTGTTGCTCGGGTTGATGGTTTTGAATTTGTGTTTGGCCTTGGTGGCATTCACGGCTCTGTTGAGTCGGAGGTTATTGAGTCCGATGCTGACCATGTCATTGTTGATCTGGATGTCAGTTCTTACTACCCTAACCTTGCGATCAGCAACCGGTTCTATCCTGCCCATTTAGGTGAGTCGTTCTGCGACATCTACAAAAATTTGTACGAACAGCGCAAAACCTACGCCAAAAACAGCGCAGAGAACGCCATGCTGAAGCTGGCGCTCAACGGTGTGTACGGTGACAGCAACAACCCGTTCAGCGTGTTCTACGACCCGCTGTTCACCATGAGCATCACGCTCAACGGGCAACTGCTGCTGTGCGTGCTGGCCGAAGGGATGATGCACATCGACGGGTTGAAGATCATCCAGGTGAACACGGACGGCATGACCGTGCGGGTGCCCCGCGCCAACAAGTGGCTGGTGGACACGGCCCGTGCTGCATGGGAGTCGCGCACCGGCCTGCAACTGGAGGAGGCGATCTACTCGCACATGTTCATCCGTGATGTGAACAACTACATTGCGCGGTACGAGGATGGCAAGGTTAAGCGCAAAGGTGCCTACGAATACAAGATGGGCTGGCATCAGAATGCCGGTGGTCTGGTGGTGCCCAAGGTGGCCGAGAAGGTGCTGATTGATGGCGCACCGATCCGCGAGACTGTGGAGCAGTGGTCGCACATCATGGACTTCATGCTGCGCACCAAGGTGCCACGGTCGAGCTATCTGGCCATCGAGCACGATGGTGTGGCATCACAGCTTCAAAACGTCACGCGCTATTACATCGCCAAGGGTGGTGGGCACTTGTTCAAGTGGATGCCGCCCCTCAAAGCCAAGCCTAATGTATGGCGCAAGATTGGCGTGGAGTCTGGCTGGGGTGTTCAGCCCTGCAACGACATTCGAGATGCTGGCAAGTTGCCGGTGGACTTTGACTATTACGTGAGAGAAGTGGAGAAGCTATGTCTGGGATTGGCGTGAACGCATTGGACAAACAGGTCGCTGGCGACCACTACAAGGATCAACCGATCCAGCCAGTCGAGTATATCTACGCCAACGCGATTGGCTATTTCGAGGGTAACGTGATCAAGTACGTTTCCCGATGGCGCAAAAAGAACGGCATCGCTGATTTGGAAAAGGCCAAGCACTACATCGAATTGTTGATTGAACTGGAGACACGTAATGCTGGAAAAGGACATTGAAAAAAAGGTCTGCGACTACGCCAAGACCAAGGGTGTGCTGGCGTACAAGTTCACAAGCCCTGCCCGTGCCGCTGTGCCTGATCGTCTGTTCATTGGACCCGATGGGCGTATGTGGTTCTGCGAGTTCAAGCGCGAGGGTCAGGTGCCCACGCCAGCGCAGTACAGAGAGCACGACAAGCTGCGTCAGCAAATGGTCAATGTGTTTGTGATTGACAACGTGATCGAGGGTAAATTGATGATTGATGTAATGGTGATGGGATGCTAAAAGTTCTTGTTGCATGCGAATACAGCGGCAAGGTGCGCGATGCGTTTACCCGTATGGGTCACTTTGCAATGTCGTGCGACCTATTGCCGACTGATGCACCAGGTCTGCATTATCAAGGTGATGTGACCGACATTCTTAACCAAGGGTGGGACATTATGATTGCTCACCCACCTTGCACATATTTGTCCGTGTCTGGGATGCACTGGACCACTCGTGGTTTGCGCGATCCTCAATTAACAGAAGACGCACTCGATTTTGTTCGATTGCTGATGGACGCACCAGTGCCACGGATTGCAATCGAGAACCCGATCAGCGTGATCTCCAGCCGCATTCGTAAACCTGACCAAATCATTCAGCCGTGGTGGTTCGGTCATGACGCCAGCAAAAAGACATGTCTGTGGCTCAAGAATCTGCCATTGCTGACACCAACAAACAAAATGCAAGGTGATGACAAAACGCGCCGTGGTAATCAAACAGCGAGTGGTCAAAACAAACTGCCACCGTCAAAAGACCGATGGAAGATTCGCAGTGAGACATACCAAGGAATTGCCGATGCAATGGCCGCACAGTGGGGTGGATCATGCTAACCCCTGACCTGCTCCACGGCTACCAGCAAAAAGCTGTCAACTTCCAATGCACCCACCCCAACTCGATGCTGTGGCTCGACATGGGGCTGGGCAAGACCGTGATCACGTTGACCAGCGTGGCCCATCTGATCAAGACCCAGTTCCTGCGCGGCGTGATCATCGTGGCCCCGATCCGAGTCATCCGCCTGGTGTGGCGTCAAGAGGCTGCGAAGTGGGAGCACACTAAGCACCTGCGGTTCAGCATGGTCACGGGCACCAAGGATCAGCGCACCCGCGCTTTGCTGCGCCCTGCTGACGTGTACATGATCAACTACGAGAACTTGGGCTGGCTGGCCGAAACTCTCCAGACCTACTTCGTCAAGAAGGACAAGCCCATGCCGTTCAACGGTGTGGTCTGGGACGAGATCAGCAAGTGCAAAAACTCAGCGACCAACAGGGTCAAAGCGGTCAAGAAAATCTTGGACCAGTTCGACTGGACCACGGGCCTCACTGGCACCCCTGCGTCCAACGGCTACAAAGACCTGCATGGCCAGTTCCTCGTGGTTGACAAGGGTCAGCGACTGGGCACCAGCAAGACCCAGTTCAAAACACGGTTTTATCGCAAGGTGGGTCCGTACAAGGAGTTACCTTACGACGACACCGAGGACACCATCAAAAAGCTGATCGGTGACATCACGCTTGAGATGAGCGCAGAGGACTACAACCCGCTGCCAGACCTCATGGTCAACAACATCGAAATCGAGATGCCCGACGATCTGCGGGCCAAGTACGAGAAGATGGAAAAAGAATTCTTCATCCAACTCGACAGTGGCACCACGGTTGAAGCGTTCAATCAGGCATCGCTGACCAACAAGTGCCTCCAGTTCTCCAACGGTGCCATGTACCCGATCCCCGGTATGCCTCTGTGGGAACCAGTGCATGACCTGAAGCTGCAAGCCCTTGAGGACATCATTGATGAGGCCAACGGCTCACCGATCCTGTGCGCCTATGCCTATCGGTCAGACGCTGCGCGGATCATGGAGAAGTTCAAGCACCTTGACCCGATCAACTTGACCGAGTGCAAGAGCGAGGTGTCGCTGACCAACGCCATGCATCGGTGGAAGACGGGTGACTGCCAATTGATGATCGGCCACCCCGCATCGATGGGTCACGGGATCGACGGCCTGCAAAAGAATGGCCACATCCTCGTGTGGTATGGCCTCAACTGGTCGCTGGACCTGTACGAGCAGTTTAACGCCCGTGTGCGCCGCCAAGGTCAAGGGGTGCCGGTGATCTGTCACCGCATCATGTGCCAGGCTACGCTGGATCAGGCGCAAGCACTGGCACTGGATGACAAGGCCACCACACAGGCTGGATTGCGAAACGCCATCAAAGAATACCGCATTTCCAAAAATGTGTGATACACTGTGTAACACCAACTAAGGAGTAACTGTGATGATTGAACAACTGAAGAAATTATGGGCGACGCCCAGTGCCGAGATGCTGGCCATCCGTGAGCTGGAGGACGCCAAGCGCAAGCTACTCGAGGCCCAGACCAGCCGTGAGTACGCCGACTCGATGGTCAAGTTCCGTGAGCAGCAGATCAAACGACTGACAATGTATCTGAAGGGCATGGAATGAAGATCGTTGTGTACACCAAGAGCAACTGCCCCAACTGCACGAGCGCCAAGCAACTGCTCAAGTCCAAAAACCTTGAGTACAAAGAAATTTGCTTGGACAACGAGGCCGAGCGTGCTGCGTTCACGGTCATGTTTCCAGACCTGCGTCAGATGCCTCAAATTTTCATCAACAGCCAGCGTGTCGGTGGATTCGCTGGACTTCAAGCAGCATTGGAAAAATCATGACCAAATCACAAAGACTATTCGAAGCCATCATGCGCGTGAAGGGTCACAGCGACTTCAGAATGAGCGCCACCGGCAAATACCTCAACCCTTCACTGCAACAGCGGTGGGCCTACTTTGCCATGGGTTGGGAAATGAAGGAAGCAACAGCATGAAATCAAATTTCCAACGTACTGCCGAGTGGCTTAAAGCCTGTGGTAAAAAACCAACACCTGAGAACCTGAGCGTCCAGATCGGGTGCGACATCGAAGAATACTGCGAGTTCCTGAAAACCTTGCGCACTGACAGCGAAGGGTACGCCAAGCTACTCGAGCGCACCCGCATCGACCTCGAGTGGTTTGCCAGCAAGCTCAAGCGCCGTGAGCAATCGGTCTACATCCCGACCCATTTGCGCACCGATGCACTGGATGCCCGATGCGATATTCAGGTTACTGGTGACGGTGTGTCGTACCTGGCTGGGTTCGGCAAAGACGCCGCAGACCAAGTGGTGCTGGACAGCAATGACGCCAAGCTGGTGGACGGCAAGCCGGTGATCCTCGATGGTGGCAAGATCGGCAAGCCCGAGGGGTGGAAAGCACCAAACCTGAAAGGGTTTGTGTGAGCAAATCGCGACACCCTGAGATTCGTGCGTTGTTGCGTGAACATGAGGACGGAATGACCGTAGACGAGCTGGCGCTGATCTTGCGTGTTGATATGTCAAACGCTGTGCGCACCGCCCTCAAACAGATGCCAGACGCTTACATTGATCGCTGGCGAAAGGCTGCGCTAGGACCATGGACCGCAGTGTGGTGCGTTGTCGTGCCACCGGAAAATTGCCCCAAACCCTCGGATGAACAAGATGACCAACTGCTGTAACGGAAACTGCAATCAGGGTCGGGACTGTCCAGTCCGTGTGGCAACATCCCGTCCGGTGATGCGTGCCGCTGATCCACTACCACCGTCCGTGTGGCGGGTGTACTTGCGCCACTTGGCCAAGTGGATGCTACTGAGCATCTTTGGCCTGCTGTGGTTAGGTTTTATATTGGCGTTTGCCGCTTCTATCGATGATCAGCGCTTGCCTGCGCACCGGTGTGTCAACTGTGCTCGCCACGCTGATGTGGGTCCAACGGTCAAACTCGCGGATGATCTGGTCAAACCGAATCGATGAGATCATGATTGCCCGCACCACTTGGTCGGGCGTCATGCCTGGCACACGGATGTCAGCAGCGCACCCGAGGCGGTGCTGGCTGGTATCTTTGGACCCCACGGCATCATTGACCTGCTTGGATCGAAATGCGCTGTTGATCATGATGGGTTTACCACCCAGCACCACTTTCACTTGCTCCAACAGATCGGCCAATCGTTTCAGGTTGGCCAGCTCCACCTCGTTCGGCGTGTTGTCGAACTTGCGGTGATCCGTGTGAGTCAGCTCATCGTAAGTAAAGTGAGGCGTGATGTTCATTTGTCAGGTGTTGCAACACCAAGGGCACCAGCGATGCCCAGACCCACGATGATGATGGCGTCTGCCATCTCAGGGGCCACGGGGATGCCGATGGCGGTCAGCAAAAGGAACAGGCCACGCCAGCTCGATGGCTCTTTGGCGCGTGCAATGAGATAGTCTTTCATGTCATTCTCACTTTGGAAGATGGGTAATCGATGCCCAAATCACACCCGACATGGCCAACAGCATGACACCGCTGGCTTTCATCAAGATGCCCTCAAGGCGCTTGAGACGTGAATTGATCTGTTCGTAGCGTTCAGCACAAACTGCCTCATGTGAGTTCAATCGAGCTTCTGTTTCAGGGATGTTGGCCATTACTTCACCAATGCGTTTTGGATTTCTTCGTCTGGAGCTAAAGCATTTTTAGCACCTGTGACAGCGGCAGCACCTGCGCCAGGTTTCCACTGTTGCGGGTTGGACAATATTTTAACCACGCGACTGCGCTCATTGGCGGGCAATGTTTCCAACAAATTGGCTGCGCCTTGCGGTGTTTTCATGGCCTCAGTCAACTGAGTCATGGTTTTTGTGCCAAGACGTTGCTCCAACTCGCTCAAAGTCTTGTTACCCGCAGAAGCCCAAAAGCTCAGAAACGAAGGGAACCGGAAGCGCGACGTCTCTTGCTTGAGCAGCTGCGACAACGCCGCACCACCTTCGCCAACTTGCTCCTTGATAGAAAGTTCGGTCAAGCGTTTTTCGGCTTGCTTTTGCAAAACGGACATGGTGCTGTCGGCCAGTTCCGTGGCAATGTTGTAGTTGCCAGGACCGAGGAACTTTTCCACAACGTCGGGCGATTCGTTTTGCACCAGACGCACAAATGCGTCTTTGTCCGATTTCCACAACCGCGCAGCTTCGCCGGTCAACTTTTGCTCGTTCAAGCGTTGCATGCCTTTGGCGTGCGTTGACAAATAATCTTTCCAACCTGCACCGCCTGCGCCTTCAATGGCTTCATCGATCATTGGTTTGATCTTGGACATTACGCCAGCAGCCAAATTACGTTGCGCGGTTGCGTCCACGCCAGGACGCAGTTGAGCGATCGCGGCGTTGACCGAGTTTTTACGAATGGCCTCAAGTGCTTTTGCGTCAATGACGCCGCCATTGTTAGTCCACTTGGCGATGTCGTCAGCCACGTTCTTAACTGCGCCCGCCAAAACATCGTTGCCCGCAAATTCGGGTTTGTTAGCCAAGGTCGAAATAGATTGCGTCAGTTTCTGACCTTCCAGTGGCTTGATGCCAACCGATCGCAACGCGTTTGCTGCGCTTTGTGCAAACTGAGCACCTTGACCCAAGTCAAGTGAAGCGTTAGCGGCCTGAGACGCCCACTCATCGGACATCTGCGCCAGCTTGCCAGGATACGTGAATGTCGCAGCCCATTTATCGGAAAAACCGGCTTGCGATTTGGCAGGTGCAGCGGCAGAACTTGCAGGCAGTCCGGCTTTGATGGTCTGCAACCGCGCAGCAGCTGCGGCGTGATCGCCCAAATCAATTAAGCGGCGAACTTCCTGAACTTTTGCGGCTGCTTCGCCGCTAAGTTTTCCGGCCTGCGCTTCGTATTCAGCAACCGCTTTGCCCAAATTAGCGCGAGTAAGTGCAGTGTCTCGCATAGGGCCAGTCAGCGCGTTTAACGTGTCTTTGGCGGTTTCACCAGCCGCACGAATATCGGTGGCCGTTGTACCACCTGCCAACTGGGCCAAAGCGTTGCGCGACTCGCGCTCACTCAACAATTGTGCTTTACGAACAAACTGAGGATCTTTTTCAAGGGCGTTTTTGACCAACGCTTGCCATGCGGGGTTTTCGATTCCGGCTGTCAATTCGGCAACGCTTGCGTTTGCTGGCGCGTTGCGCAATGTGTTCAGCACAGCAGGCAGGTCTGCCCCCATTGCTTTTTGAGCAATTGCGGCGGCTTTTTGTTTGGGAAGTTGACGGATGTCCATCAGCTTACCGCCCACGTACCCAAGCGCTTGACCGGCAACCTTGCCGCCCGCTTCCATCGTAGCGCCTTCCAGAACATCTTTGGCGCCTGTAGCCAACGCTTCGCCTGCGGATTGCGGGCCTTGCTCATAGCCAAGCGCTGTCTTAATAGTACGCAGACCACCTTTAGCCAAACCGTAACCCAAACCTGCACCGCCCACTACACCGGCAGGGCCAAGAGGTGCGCCCAGCAAACCACCGCCTGCGGCACCCAGCATTTCTACTGTGGGCTCGACAACACCCATCACCTTTTGACCAAATGATGGTGCAGCAGGCGCAGGCGCGGCGGACGTAGGCATAGCGGCAGGCGCAGGCGCTGATCTCATGCGTCGAATCTCATCAGCAAAGGCTTTGGCGTCGGCGGCGTTGCCAGCCGCATCGGCCTTGATCAACGCTGCGCTGAGTTGTTCGAGTGTGGCCATGATTATTTGTATTTGTTAAGAAGGGCGTCGATGTTGCTTGCGGGGGCTTCTGCGCCAGACTTGTACGAGTAGGTCGAATCATACGCTTCGCGCATGCGAGTTTTGGCGCCTTGTACGCTCCCGATAGCGTCCTCAATTGCCGCCCGCACATCTTTGGCGTCTTGGCGGCGATCAATAGCCGCAAACGATGCAGTAAGCTGTTTACCTTCTTGGTTTGACACGTTGCCCAACGCGCCGCCAGTTTTGGATGCGTCTCGCAAGTCTTGCAACGCTTGAAAGCCGCCTTTAGCAACCACTTTGTCGTACAACGCTTGAGCGGCGCGGCCATCTGCGGTAAGCGCCGGTGCGCGGCCAGCGACAAGCCCCGTAATTTGCGACAGCCCTGGATGATCGCGCAACTTTTCAAGGTCTTTGACAAACGAATCCGATTTGCTTTCAAAACCTTTAATGACTGACGTGGCTTGCGGATATGCAGCTTCACGTTTCTGGATTTCTTTGGGCGGCAGTGCTTCCAGTCCTTGCGTTTTACGATCCGCCTCTGCGCGGGCAAGACCAACACGTTCGCGTTCAAGATCAACGCGCTGGCTCTCAAGCCCAAGCCGTTGGCGGTCACGCTCGTCTTGTTTAATTTGCGCTGGCGTCATCTGAAACGCAGCGTCAGTACCAGATACCACAGTGGCAGGGCCCCCCAAACCAGGAATTTGAATAACACCTGTCGGTCCAACATTTGTCGTAGGCTTATTCAATTCCATAAACTTTTCAGTGCCCAATTTTGACTGGTTAATCAATTGAGCGAATGCTTGCGGGCCGGCCTGAATAGCTTGCTGAATACGGGCCATCGATTGTTCTGCCGTTACGCCTCGCGCAGCCAAAGCAGGGCCAAGAACGGGATCAGCATGGTTTGCTTGGTGCCAAGCCAAATATTGTTCCGGCGCTTTAGGATCAGCAGGATTAATGGTGTCAAGAAATGATCGCGACTGTTTTAATTTTGCATCAACTAACTCTACGTCCGCCTTTTGTGTTTCACGGCGTGTTTTAACAAAGTCAGAATATCCTTTGAGGTCACCCGATTTCAACAAAGCGTTTGCGATTGCTGTGTCGTCTGTACCGGCTTGCGCCAGCATGTTGGTGCGAGCCACATCCTTGGCTTCGGCACGCTGGGCCGCACCCAACTGATATTGAGCCAGTGAGTTCTGATTCTGCGCATTTTGAATCTGCGCGATCTGACCATACTGTACCAACGGGTTGGCCAGCTCCATGGGTCGTACACCCAGTGCAATGTTTGGGTCAAGTGCCATGATTTGTCCTTAGTCCGCGATACCGCCAGTACCACCGTATGTTTGATTCAATGATGTACCTGACCAACCATAGTTTGGCGTCCCATATCCGCCACGATTGTTCAGCGCATTGATCAAGTTGTTACCTTGGCTGTAATTCATGTACGTGCCCAAACCACTAGTCAAAGCATTTGCGCCGCCAACATAACCAGCTGCTTGCGCTGCCGCACCGCCGGTCATCAGGTTGCCGATGTTTGCAGCATTGGCTGCGCCCGTTTGACCCAATGATTGAGCTGTTGTTTGACCAACACCTGCCAATGATTGCAATGGTCCAAGTTGCGCTTGCCGTTCAGCTTGGTAGCGGTTAAATGCGTTGGTGTATTCTTGCGAACCCATCTCTTGACCATAGCGTTGAGCCGCTTTGAGCGCCCCACCGGAGATCAACCCACCCCGAGCGGCTGCTTGCCGATCCAGTGCCTTTTGACCTTCGGACAGTCGAAAAGCGTAACCAGGATCGGCGCGAAATTGGTCCATGCCAAACTTTTGATAGTTTGTGGCCAGCGGCGTCAGCGCATTCAACGCGGTTTTACCAGCCTCCATCCACGGCATTTGATCTTGCCGAGTCTGTTGATACTGTTCATTTTGAAGTGCGGCTGCATCGCGTGCGGCCCCCGCTTGCGCACCAGCTGCTTTGCTAGACGCATTTGCTCCAATTGCCGAACTTACGACTACGGCACCCGCTACCCAAAATGTCATGGCAGCACCTCGACTGGTTGATGTTTGATTTGATTACCGGAACTATACATGTTCTCAGGTTCGGCTTCAACCAATTCGGCTTCAGCTTCCTCGATAGTTTTTGCCCCGATTGCGTGGAAAGTCATGCAAAGCGCGTCCGTAACTGCATACACTGCGCGTTTTGTGCCTGGCTTACTTGAGAACAAGTGAGGGCCAGTGACCTCTTGTACCCCGTCGTCTGTGGTGATGGCCACCGTACCAGACACGATAAGGTAGAAATGCTCTTTTTTGTGGACTGCGCCCACGACCAATACTCCGGCATGACGAAACACCTCGCGGCAATACATTCCGCCATGAAAATAGTGTTTCGTCTCAGGTTCGTATTGAGGCAACTTTGACACCTCAACTTGCAAGGCTTTGACCTTGTCAATCATCGAGGTGGGTCGGTCAATTTCAAACCCTTTACCGTAAGCTACTCTCATCAGGTCACCTCGCGACCAGAGACGCGAATGTTGATTGCGCTGGCCGTACCAGCAATTGTACTGATGAAGTCGCCAACACCCAAGACCTGACCCACCAGTTCAGGAAACGTGTAGACCTCGGACGGCTGAAGCGTCTTGGTCTTGGTGATCAAGTTGGTGTTGCCAGCCGATCCAGTGGTCGTGACCAAGTTCACCGAGATCGTTGCAGCCGACGCACTGATGTTTGTGGCTGTGAACTTGTCGATGATGGTGGTCACACCGTTGGCGGTGTATTGGGTGGTCTGGCTGTTTTCGGCGTATTTTGCCGGTACCAGGACGCGGACGGTGACTGTCATGGATTACTCCAAAAGAAGGATGTTGTTAGGCACGTATTGTGTCATCAGCCAATTAGAGCCATCAGACACAAGTGTCGCAGAATCTCCAGCAACTGCCAAGAGGATCGAAGTGCCAGCAGCACCGCCAGCCAAGGGTACGACGTTGCTCGATGCGGACACCAGCGCCTGAGCCTGGTAGTTCTGGAAGTGCAACACTCGGCCAGAATACGAGGAGGCTGCTGGTAGCGTCGCCGTGCAGGTCGAACCCGATTTGTTGTTGATCAACCAAAGGTCAGTTGCTGCCACGCTGAAGTCGGCAGTTTTGGTGACTGGGGCAGATACGCTCTGTTTGTTGTTGAACGTGTTCCAGTCTGTGCTGCTCAGGTAGCCGTTCGTGGACGTAGTTGCCTGGGTGATGGCCAAAGTGCCAGCCGAGTACGTCAGCGGGGCGCTAACTGTGGCTCCTGCCAGCGCGGTGCCGTTACCGTACAGCAGACCGCTGATCGACGTGGTAAGCGTAAAGGATGGCGTTGTGCCACCGCTGGACGTACCAGCGAACCCGTTGGCAGATGCCACCGACACAGCGGTTACATACGACCCAGCGGGCTGTTTGCTGTTGAACGTGGTCCAGTCGGTCGAGCTCAGGTAGCCGTTGGTTGACCCGTTAGCCGCTGCCATGCTGATCGCAGGCGTTGTGCCACCCGAAGATACGACAGGGGCTGTGCCCGAAACGGACGTGACGTAAGTGCCAGCAGGCTGCTTGTTGTTGAACGTGTTCCAGTCAGTCGAGGTCAGATAACCGGACTGGCTGGTGGTGGCTTGCTGGATCGTCAGGTTTGGCGTTGCACCGCCGCTGGACGCCAATGGTGTGGTGGCCGTCACCGATGTGACAGTACCGCCGGAGCCTGTGGCTGACAGCGTACCACCTGCAAAGCTGACACCCGTGCCAATCGTGACGTTGCTGAACCCACCGCTGCCGTTGCCGTACAAGATCGACGTGCCACTGGTGGCTGGCGCTTTGCTGTTAAACGTGTTCCAGTCCGTCGAAGTCAGGTAGCCGTCAGTCGAGGCGCTGGCAGCAGCCATGCTGATGTTGGGCGCAGTACCCCCGCTGGACACGACTGGTGCAGTACCCGTGACTTCAGTCACCGTACCTTGCAACGGTGGGGGCGTCATGTTCAGCGCATCGACTTGCTTTTGCAACTCGGCAATCTGGGACAGCAGCGCGGACGACTGGTCCACCAGGCCAGCAGCTTCAATCTGCTTGGTCAGCTCGGCGCTCAGGTCCACGGGCACCGGCTGGGTGTCCACGTTCTGCGCCAGCGCTTGCAGGGCAGCGTCGTAGGAAGCGATCAGCGACTCAGCGCTGGGGCCAATGTTTGGGTTGTCGTCAATCGTCGTGGCAGCATTGAGCAACGACAAAAAGAACAAATACCACGCCCGGTCGATCAACCCTGTGCGAGGGTCGATCAACGGCACCCGTGGGGGCGTGATGGGGGTGGGCGTTGCGTTAGGACTAGGCATTAGTGCCGCTCAGGATGAGTTCAGCGCCCATGATCGCAATCTTCACGGGGTCAGTGCCCGACACCTCGTACACCCGGTCACGCAGCTTTAGGGTCATGCCCATGCGACGCCAGAACACACGGCGATAGTATTCGCCGATCTTGCCCATCTTGGACCAGTGCTCGTTTGACCAAGTGTGGCCACCATCGTCAGACCAGCGCAGCATGATCTCAGGATCGCTGCCTTGGCCAAAATTCAGGCCAGTGCCCGACTCAATGTCGAGTTGGAGGCTGTGCTGCGCGGTGCGCTTGAGGTTGTTTTGCCCGGGGGGCAGGGCACGCCAGGTGCGCAGCCATTTTTGGATGCTACCGTTGTCCGAGTAGTCTTCCAGATCAAAGGCGTAAATGTTACCGTTCTCAAAGTCGCCCACGACGATTTTGTTGTTGAACGCCATCTGGCAGTTGCTGCGGTGGCGAGTGAACGCACCGTTGACAAACCCTGCACGCTCATGCCAAGCCTGAGTCGCTGCGTCGTACACCCAAGTGGTGTTGGCCGATGGGAAGATCAGGACGTAGAAGCTGTGACCGTCTTGCTGGTAGGTGTAGGCAATGGCATCCGAGATGTCGGAGTATTGCTGGATCTGCCACTCGACAGCATGAGTCGAAATGCGCACACCCGTGTAACCGTTGGCACGGTAAACCATGCCTTGACCACGGCGGTCACGGCCCAGCCAGAACAGACCGTTGTCCATTTTGGCCACCGAGAACGGGGCAGCGCAGCCCAACTCGTTGAACGCGCCCTGGATGCGCTGGAGCGGAAAGTCTGACGCACCAGTGTCGTACCAGACCTCAATCGAGTTGGTGCCAAAAGCCCAAACTTCGCGGAAGTTGGACGCCACGGCAACCAGACCGTCAGGGGAGCCTTCAGTGCTGGCAAAGTCCAGCGGGTCGATTGACGTGCCGTCCAGCAACTGCGTTACCCACATCTTTTGGCTGTTCGGCTCGTTGAACACAAAGTAGCCGTCCAGATAGCACACGGTCACAGCGCCAGGAAAGTCGGGGTCAGTGATTTGACCAAACGCATTGGTGGTGGCGTTGTAAATGTAGCTTGGACCGTTGCAGGCGATGAACAGCTGGGTGCCGTTGTCGGCCATGCTGACAGGGCCAGTGCCGCTGACGTTGCCGATTTTGGTGGCAGCGTAGGCGTTGTCGATCTTGTACAGCTCGGTGCCCGACACCACAAAGCCCACGCCGTCATTGGACGAGAACGCCCACAGGCCACGGATCGGACCAAAGCCGACCGAGTTGAGCAGCCTGAGGCCGGGGGCGCGGTTCAGAAACGCAGGCTCTTTGCCTGCCTCCGGCACGATCTCGGGGAACAAGTTGACCATCCGGGCATCCGCAGCGTTGACGCTGCGGGCCACGTAGCTGGAGCCGAGGATCGGGGAGTCCATCAGTAGTTACCGGCGTAGATGTTGAAGCGCTGGCGGTTGGCAACCAGTGCGTATGGCATGGCCATCACATCGTCAGGGTTGTTGATGCGCTTGAGGTCACGCTTGCTGGTCATGGCGATGCGCATGACCTGTGGGCTTGGCTCAACGCCAAACTCGGGGGCGATCTCCATCGCCAAGTTGTACGTGAACGCACGCAGGTAGCCTGGTGGGAAGTACAAGTTGGTGGCAAGATCAGCCGGTTGATTCAATTCTTCAATCGACACGAAATGCCACTCCAGATCCTGTGTGGGACGTGGATAAATGAACATCTCGGCGTCGGGGTACGTCATGTTGACGAAGATCACCTGCGGGTAGGTAGACGTCACGGTCTTGACCGCGATGCCGTCGTACTGCTGCTGGTTGATGAACTTGATGCCATACGACACGCCGTTGGGCGCTTTGAAGTACGTGGCGTCGTCAAACAGAACGGGGCGATTGCCCACGAAGTCGCCCGAGGGGCCAAGGGTGCGACTGATGAAGCCAGATGGCCAAGTAAACACCTGGTCTTGAGTGGAGAACACCGACAAACGCTCAGTGTTCCACGACTCGATCATCTGGTTCAACGCCATCAAGGCGTCTTGAGACATTGAGGCAGACGGCGTTTCACCTTCGGCAAGAATGCCAAGCAAGCGGAATGCCCTGTTGATCTGGTCGCCCGCGCTGTAAGTAGTCATACCTGAGCCTTTTTTGGTGTTTTAGCCGCTGCGCGTTTGTTCCCAATTAAGGAAGCTGAAATTTTGGCGCGAGTTTCAGCAGAATAAACTTTACCTGTGTTCATCACAGACAATCGTTTTTTCTGTTCTTCCGATGTTGTACAAATGCCCTTTTTGGCTTTTGAAATTTTTTGCCGATGAGCTTCAGTAAACACTTTTTTCTTTGCGGCGGCGCTCATTTTAGCCCGTGTTTCCGCTGAATGTTTGGTTCCGAGAGGTGAATTGGCAATCGGACGTCCGTTGTACACGGGCTTAAAAAAATCCATCCAAAACTGCTCGCGAGAGATCAATTCAGTCTTGTCATCAATAAACTGAACAATCTCCCAATCAAACGCGCTTGGACCATATTTGTCATACGCCCGTTGAAGTCGAGTGTTGTAATGACATTGTTTAGCCAAATCCCGGCGATGAGCCGACCATCTGCGATTGACAGCCACGGCAGAGCCAACATACATGTCATGAGTGACATTGTTGACAATGGCGTAGATGGCAGATGTCATGCTCAGACTCCTTCAGATTCAGCTTCAACTTTGCGCGTGTATTTGCGCTTCACAACGAGTGTGTTGGCCGCTTCTTCGGGAGCCGAAGGCGTGTCTGGATTGTAGCGTGTCCAGCCGTTTCTTTCATCAGCTTCAGCTTCGAGGTCCATCGTTGCCACTTTGGCACCGTGAACTGGGTGTGTGAGGTAAATGACCATGATTTAAAAAGGCCCCCGAAGGGGCCTTCCTTTTACACTGCGCCGTGGATGATGGCGTAATTGATGACAACAGCTTCAGACAGCGTGCCGCCGGAAATGTTTCGCAAAGTGATGCTGACACTACCTGTTTCCAAGGAGTTAGCAAACACGTTGTAAGAACCAGCCGTGGCTTGACCACCAGAAATGGTCAAAATCACGCAATCGTTTGCGCTAATCAAGCTGTTGTTCAGGGTGAACGTGGCGTTAGTGGCAGTAGCCAAAGACGCATTGTTCATTGTGATTCGACCAGCCGACTTGTTCAGCGTAACCGCTGTTGACTTGTTGGTAGCCTGAGTCACAGTACCTTGAGCAGCAGAAGCGTAACCGATCTCCTCAGTTGCGTACATCGTGCTGAACTCGGGGTCCAGATATGCAACGCCAGTAGCTTTGGTGTTTGACATGATTGTTCCTTAAAAAAGCCCCCGAAGGGGCTTTTAGGTTTAGGCCAAGCGGTACAGAGTCCAAGTGCCGTCGCCGGTTTTACGGGCGCGGAAAGCACCAGTAGTACCTGCGGTGGCAGCAATCGTGGCCAAGCCAACGATGGTCCAACCAGTGCCAGCGGTCATGGTGATGACGCCAGAGCTGGAACCGTCCACGTTGGTCACGCTGAAGTCGAACGAGCTGTTGACTTTGGCGCTGGACACCACTGCATCCAAACTAGAGCCGGAGGGCAGAGTGTAAGCAGCAGCCGAGCTACCGGGCGAACCCAGCAGAATGCCACCAGTGATTTGAGCGACCGACAGAGTTGCAGTAGCAGTTGCGGTTTGGGGAGCGGGTTGGACGTCGAGTTGAACTTCGTTCAGGTTGCCGTCACCAACTTGGTAACCGCCTGCGCCGTTAGGGAGTGCCATGATAATTTCCTTTCAAGATTGAGATGCGAGAAAGGGGACCGAAGTCCCCGTTTCAGATTAGCCCCACAGACGAACGCCCATTTGAGGACGGATCGTGCTGTAGCCGTACAGAACGTCGATACGGCAAGGCAGGCGGTCGTTGTTGATGTCGTACTGGCGCACAACACGCAGGCTGATGCCATTGTGGACAGCGCGAGCGGCCATGTCAACGCCCTGGGGCAGCAACAGGTCGGCAGTAGCGAAGGTGATGGCATCTTTGTGGTACACCAAGTTCTGAGCGTACTGGCTGGAGGCGGCACCGTAGAACACGACTGCTTTGCCGGAGGCAGGCAGGCTGTCCACAGTGGCCAAAGCGTTGGCAGCAGAGTAGATTGGGGCAACAGTGATGCTACCAGCGCCGGAACCGTTCAGGGTCACGTCAGCAGCGGCCACGAACTGGAACAGCGAACCAGTGGATTCACGGGTCTGTGGGTTCACAGCGTAGCAGTCAGCCACGGTGAACACGTCGCCTTGCTTCACGGTAGCGTTGGCACCTGCGCCGGTGATGGCGATGGTGGTAGCACCTTCGGAAGTCACAGCAGCCGACAGGGTACCGCCGGTGGCAGTGCGCGAACCGGTGGTGAACTGTTTGATCGACTGAGACATGTTGATCTCGTCAAAGCCCAACACGCCAGTGCCCATCATGCCGTTCTTGAACTGCTTGCTGATGGTGTCGGTGGGGTTGAACAGACCTTTCATGCCTTCGACCAGACCGGCGTTGGCAGCAGGGTTCACGGTGGCGTAACGTGGGGACATCACGGCAGCGTTTTCGTTCAGCTTCTGCTGGGCTTGCAACAGCACCAAAGAAGTCGAAGGAGTGGTGCCAGGAGTACCAACGGAGTTACCGATGTACTTGTATGCGTTGGCAACGTCAGCGTCGATACTGGAGGCCAGCTGGCTGATACGAGGCTTCAACACACGCTCTGCGAAGTCGTCCAATTGCATGGTCAATTCAGCAGATGTGAAGTTGACGCCGATGTGCTTTTGGCTGGCCACGGTCAAAGTGGTGTACTGTTCGTTGTCGTCCTGGACTTGCAGGGCGGCACCGTCAGTCACCAGAGCGCGGTCGGGCAGGCGGATACGCAGGGTCGAACCGATCTTGGCACCTTCAACAGCGAAGCTGTCGTCGTACTGGCGGTTCACGTTGCGAGTAAGGACCAAGTTATTTTCAAGGATCTCCAAACTCTTTCTTGTGATCATGTCGATCGTGAGAATACTGTTGCTCATTTCAATTTCCTTTCAAAGTTCAAACAGATTGGTGAGGACAAACGCCACCGTTTTTATGCTTTCCCGTGTTGCAGTTCATACAGAGAACTTGGTAGCCTGGAGGAAATCCCGACTTCCTAAGCCACTGATAAAAACCAATACCAGAACCTGCGTACAGACCTGATCTTCGTTCCTCAGCGCCATTGTTGTCAATATGATCTATCGAGAGAAACATCGGTTCATTTTCACCGCAGCAGTTGCATTTGTATCCGCCATAGGCTTCAAACACTTGCGCCTTGCAAACCGCCTGTGCGCGTTTGGTTTTTTCTGACTCAGCCTTGCGTATTGCAGCGACTTCTTCAGGTGTTCCATTCGCTAACTTGCGGTTGCGGTGTTCACGTTTATGCTCTCGGTCTTTTTCCCGATTTGCTTCACGCCAGTCCCGCATGCGTTGGTTAAACCGTTCCCGGTTTCGTTCTCTATATCTGGCAGATGCTTCCCTGTTGCGTTGCCGCTTCAGTTCCTCAGGTGTCAGATTTAAATTGTCACTCTCCATTGTGGTTCTCCTGATTTCGGGTAATCATTGTACCCAATTTCAGGAGATTTAGCGGTTAACGAGAGGCTTGCAACTTTTTCAACTGTCGGGCACGTTCAGCTTCAATCCACTGCGAGGTCGTCATGCTCTTGATGGAGCGTGGGTCCGTAGTGTCAAGTGCTGGCGCTCCAGTGGAGCGTGCAGAAACAGGAGAAATCGGCGCAGGCGCTGACGTGGTTCTTTTTACGGGAGGTTCAGCTGCCAATTTGGCTTCGATCTTCCCGATTTCTTTCGCCTGTGCGAGTGGTGACATGCGTGAGATACGTTCCGCATCTTTGGGATTGGAGCCGAGGTAGTAAGCCAACTCGGGGCCAATGTCCGAAGACTGGATCGTTTCGGCCATCACGTTGGTGATTGGGAGCTTGGGGTTGTAGGCGACTTGTTCGAAGTCATCGTACTTGTCCCGTGCTGCTTCTTCACGTTCCTGATAGCTTTCGAGGACTTGCGACTGCTGCCGGGCGGCTTCACGCTTGGCGATCAGTTCTTCAGCTTTTTGAAGGGCCAGTGCTTCCGCATAGGCTTCAGGGCTTTCAAACTGGTCAGCGGTGGCTGCTGAGGGAGCTTTCAACACCTGCTGTTCGGCCTGGCGTTGCGCTTGTTCTCGTTCCCACTTACGTTGCTCTCTTGCGAGGCGCTTGCCGATCATCGCATCGATTTCAGCCTGGGAGTATTTCTTCTCCTCGACCGTTTCGGGTTGACTTTCGACGACTTCCGGCGCGTTTTCAGCATTCTCAGGAGTGGCCGTCACTTCTGGTGCAGGCGCGGAGTCTACTTCCGCTAAGGCTTGGACTTCTTCAGTCATTTAAATGAACCTTTCGATTCCCCGGTCTACTGGGCCGGTACAGTCCTTAGATTATGCGCTAAGAAGTCGCTTGTCAAGATGGGTTACATCGCTGTGATTTCAGCATCATCGAAATACAAATCGCCAGGTCCAGCAAAATCAGCCATGTTTACAAGAACAATACTGTGCGTTGCCCAAGGAGGCGCAACAAGAACAGGATCAGCAGATTGCAACACTGTCCAATCCACAGTTGCAGATGTAAATGTAATTGTGGTAGCGCCAGAGTCAAGTTGTTTGTACACGTACGGAACGCCAGTGGTAGGGCTTGACTGAATGTTTGCGTAGCCGAAGGATACATAAACAGTTCCGGTCTCTGTACCGGGTTTTTTGTAATACAGCTTCTTGTTCGATGCGCTGGATTTGTCTTGCAACGCACCAAGGATCACAAAAGAACAAGCCGATCCAGCGCCAAATGTTTTGGCAGCTTTGAGACTTTTTGTTCCGGTTCTGGCATATGTGGAACTGTTTGTGAGCGCAATGTTTGCACCAGTAACGCGAGATGTGATCGCAGCAGTGTCGGCGGAAATAAAAGCATCTGCGACAACCGTGCCCTCAAAACCACCATCAGTCAACAAATTGCCAGCCGCAGAGAGCAACAACGGGTTTTGACGAGTGTCGTAAGAAAACGTATTGCTGACGGTGCATCGGCCTGCACCTGTTGCAAAGTAAGTGGCAGAACCAAGATTGTTCATGCTCACATCACGAAACACCGCGCCGCCGCCCTTGTTTGCGGTTGTGTTGACGCTGACCGCACTTGTTGTGTTTGTACCAGTGCAAAGCATCCAGCCGCCCTGCATTACGAATGTGCCGCCGTCCGCACTTCCAATGTAAATTGGTTCTGCTGCGTAAGTGCTGGCTTCAATGTGGCAGTTGTTCAAGTTGACACGGCCACCATTGATGTAAAAATGCCTGACGTTATAGTCAAACGAACACTGTGAAAACACAAACTCACCGCTTGCGTTTTGCATGTCAACCGCAGTCACCGTGCAATTGAACAAGGTGCTGCCAAAATATGCAATGCGTTCACCAAAATTGGAGCCGGACGATGGTTGCGTTGTGGCAGTACCGCAAGCACCAATGTCGCAATTGAAGAAATCAATGCAGTAAGCATTGCTGTAAATGGTATGACCAACGTAAAAATTTAACGTGCTTACGTTGACAAGTGAAATATGCGACGGTCCTGCTTCCACATCATTGTAAAACCGAATGCCGGATACAGCGGTAGTGGAAGCGCCTGGTCCCGTAACCAAAGCATTTGAGATTTGAACTTTACCGTTTGCATATGGACTTGCCGAATCAGCGCCCGTGACATTTAACGCAAACCCCGATGTCATGTTTTCAAAATTCAGCGTGGCTCCGCTGAAGTCAATCGACATATACGTGATATTTATCGTCAATCCACTGTCAAACCGGTATGTCCCAACGGGAAAAACAATGCGCTTGAATTCAGCGGCTTCGACAATACTATCCAACGCAGCTTGAACCGATGAGGTGAGATCGAGAGTGGACGTATTGGCTTGGATGTCGGCAATTTGTGCTGCGCTTAAATAGTCAAAAATGTTGACTGGAGCACCAGAAATCATGGAGTACGAAACTTTTGTGAGCGACATGTCGTTCCTTAAATGGCTGTAAATTCAGTTTCCCACGGCAACTTTTGTTGGTTTGTCGCCAAAAGAAACATTTTCAATGCTGTGTCAGCGTCATCATAAAATGCTTGCATGCTCAATGGATTGTAATGATTTGTAATCCATTGAATAACTTGTTCTTTTGTCAAGTTTTTGAATTCTGTAAATTCAACAAGATTATCTAATACAAGATGCAGTGTTTTTTCAATTGCCGCACAATTGTTGTCGGAATCTGTTGCAACAATTAAAAAATCAATTGACTGCGCGACATTCTGCTTTCCTTGAAATTCAGGAAGGCATTGAATTTTCACAATGTCAATACTATGTGCGTTGGGCATGATTGACGCCATTACAATGTAGTAAAAGATGCAGCCACAAGAGTTTTCCCCACACTGCTGGGATTTGGATATTGCATACCGTACCACGTAACAGTTGCGGCTGAACTTACTGTCATGTAGTTAAAATCAACGTACACGTTACCGCTTCCGTATGTTCCCACATTGAGCCAAATTTCAACTGTTCCGTTGGTTGTGTTTTTGTAAACACTGATCGATAACTGGCTGGCTGGGTTATATGTTTCATAACCCCAAGATGTACCAATGTTTGCGGTAGGTGAAGCTGAAGCGCCCACAACACCTTCGGCACGCACATACGTACGCAAACCACCGCCATCACCAGTGTTAAATGCTTGAAACCAAAATGCGCTTTCTCGATACGCCACATTTTGTGTAAATTTTGCAATTAAATATGAGGTGCTTGAAGATGCACCAACAATAGTGTCATTTTGACCAACAACGGCACTTGACGCATCTGGAAGAGTGACGCCGGTTGTTCCGTTAACCCATGCATTTTCTTTGAAATAATAACCATTGACCCCTTTACCAGCTGTGCTGATAGTAAGGTTTCCTGTACTAAGCGTCGCATCTGCCATGCTGACAGATCGACCCGCAGTCAAATTTGCAACCGTTACTTGTTTGGTTGTGCCACTTTGAACAACCGGCAAAGTCTCCGTGCCCGCCAACGGTGTCGTTGCGGAAGTTAATGCGGAGATCTTGCTGTTGCTCATGAATAGCTAACTTCAATTGTCGCGTTCAAAGGAGGTGCTTCGGAAAAAACCAAATTTGCGCCAGACAACGAGTATGTATTCTTTTGCTGGTAAATGCCGGTGATATACACATCGGTCGTGTTTTCATTTGTGGGCGTGCCGCCCAACGCAAATGTGGTGTTTGAACCAGTGCCCGATGAATTGAAAATCACAGGCACTTGAACAGCTGTGCCGCCCGCTGCACCAATTCCCCAGATATTGTCCCAAGTGGCAATCAACACATCGCTGGAGTCTTTTAACACAAACTTATATTGCGCTGAAGTAAGCCAAATTTCGCCGCCATCTCCCACTCGCCCAGCGGAATCCAGGACAATTGGATTTGTGCGTGCTGTGTTTCCTGCAATCGTTGTGTACGTGGCCGCAGGCGTTGTTGTACCCGCAGCGTAGGTGTACAACTTGCCGCCGGACAACGGGACACCGTTGTTGGAAAAGAACTGGGCCGCAACGCCGCCCACGGGGGAGAGAAACACGGCCATTTCTGATCCTTATTCGTAGACGATAGTGTATTCGATGGTGTTGGCAATGTCGATGTACAGACCCTTGCTAAACCAGATACCTGCGGGGAAGCTGAGGTACTGAGTGCCTGCGGCCACAGTCACCGTGTTGGCGATCTTGGGATCGCTGGTGCTGGCCGTGGCGCTGTCGTACAGGGCAAATGTGCCACTGGAGGTGCTGGAGATGAAGATGCCGTACAGCTTGCCTGCACCAACTTTGACTTGCGAGTCTGCGTTGCCTTGTTTGTAGAGGGCCATGATTTGTCCTTATGCCAAAAAGCGGAGTTTGTAGAGGGTCGTGAGGTACAGCTCCACGATATTATCGATCAACTGCTGCAACGAAGAGTCCGTCTTACTCGCCACATCGTAACGGCCTTTTTCGATCTCATCAAGCTGGTCTTGCAGGAACTCGATGATGTTGGTCGTCTTTTTGGCGGCAGGAATGGCGATGGGGCCAATCAAGCCATGACGGCCCTGGTACGCTTCGGCAAATGCGTCAGCGTGCTCAATCACTTGCTCGTAAAACGTGTTCAGAGCCATGTGTTTGGAGAAACTGCGGGTGTTCAAATGCACTGAATGGGCCACATTGCGGCCCAAAAACAGCAGTCCTACGAATTGTGCTGCGTTCATTGCTGCTGCTCCATTTGCTCAGGCATCATCTCAGGCCCGACATCCACGTCTTGACCAGGCATCTCGGCAACCAGGTCGCCCGATGTGATCATGCCATGCACGGTGCCAAGCACGATGTCTTGAATCTGCTCGGGCGACATGCTGGCTTGCACAGTCGAAATGCGCTGTGTTTCGGCTTGATAAGCCTTGACCTGCGCCTCGAAGTCCTTGCGCTCCAGATCCCGCATTTCGATGGATTTGCCCACGTTTTGGATCATCTGGTGCATGTTTTCCATCTCTGCACCCATCGCTTGGATCTGCTGCTCGGCAGCTTGCAGGGCTGGAGACTTGTCGTCGTCGGCCAAAATCTTCGGATCGATGGTCTTGGCAAAGCGCTTGGACATCTCCTGAGCGCCTGGCCAGTCCATGTTCTTGACGAACAGGTCGCCAGCAACTTGCCACAGCTGTGGGTTGCCTTGCAGCAATTGAGCCATCGCTTCCAGAGCCTCTTGGCGCTTGGTGGCGTAGCCTGGGCCAGTGATTGCCACCACGTCGTATTTGCCGACGCCGGGGTTGTAGATCTTTTCGATCACAATACCGCGCTCGTCTTGGATCTCGTTGACTGGCTGAGGCTGGTCAGGGTTGATTTTGACCATCTTCGTCTCGCCGTCTTCACCAATGATCCGGGCGATACGCTGGGTATCGTAGATCTTGGGGATCAGGTCGATCAGCTGACGAGCAATGTGACGCACGCCACGGGCCAGGTTGTCACCGTAGTGGTATGTGCCCACGTCGCCTTCACGCTGGCGGGCCAAGATGGCCTTACCAGAGCGCTCGTTGCCGCCGATGCCCAACGATGCGTTGTACTGGCCGGTGGTCGCCTTGATGTCCTCGGCAGCGCCCGATTTGGCTTGCAGCAGGCCAGAAGACGCCATTGGAGGCTGCGCACGCTGTGGCAGTGGCAGAACAGCGCCTTGACCATCTGTAACGTCAGGATTGACCTCCAGATAGGGCCAGTTGGTGGTGTTGGCAGTCTTCCACTTGTCTTCGTAACCCTCGAACTGGCCACCGTAGCCAATGAACGGGGCCTTGGGTGCCAACGCCAGCATCTCGGCTTCCTGCGACACCCAGTAGTTGTACATGCGCTGGGCGTCTTTGGCGTTGCGCACCAAACCGCTCACGTACAGACGGCCATCAACCTCAAACTCGTTACCGACAATGCGGATCACCGGAATCCACTTGCCAGCCCACTCGCGTTCTTCGAGGATCTCGTAGCCATTGATCTTGCAGTACCGCACCTTCGGGCGCTCGGACACACGATTGCGCTTGGGCTTGCCGTACACAGCACGCAACTGCTTGTCTTCGGGCGTGCCCTCAAACGCAGTCTGGTTGCCTGGGTACAGGTTGAGCGTGGCTTTGTCGTAGTCGATGTAGTAATAGTCCGCGATGCGGACTGTGTCCTCATTCAGCCAGTTGCTGATCGACTGATCGCCCACGCCCAGCGACTGGAGAGTCGAGATGGGCGCTGCATCGGGGTACATGCGCTCATATTCCGCTTTGGTCACGTCTTCCGTGATAAAGCACCACTTGGCGTCAGCACCAGTGGGGTCTTGGATCAGGGGGTCCATGTAGACCGAGAAGCTGTTGCGGATACGGCCGATCTTGATGTCCTGATCGAAGGTGTCGTCGTCGCAGTACTCGGTCAGCAGACGGATGTAGCCTTCACCATAGGCCACCTGGTTCTCGCAGGCGGTGTCGTAGGCCACGTCAGCATCGGAGATGTACTCGATGTGACGGATCATGCCGTTGAACACCTCGGCCACCTGCACATCAGCGTTGTCATCCACAGGGATGACCTTGGCACCGGGCCGGTTTTGACGCTGGTCGTTGGTGACCTGGCGAACGTGCTGAGGCAGCTTGTTGATCGTGAGCGTCGGGCGGGCGTTGATGGTCTGGCCTTGGACCGCACCACGGGTCGCCAGCACGTCGGCTGGCCACTGCCAATGGTTATCAGGCGAACCGGCATAAAACCGCAGGTCATCGATCTCGTCTTCACGGGACTCGGCAAGCGCCGAAACCGCCATATCGAGGCGGGCACGGGCGACAGTCAGAATGTCTGAGTCGGATTTCAGGGGTTTGCCACCAGCGGCTACGTTAGCTGCGGCAACGATGCCAGTTGGGTCAGCCATTCAGGACTCCTAGTACGTGAGGCTCACGCATGACGACGTATTCTTTGCCCTCATGCTTGAATTCTTGCCCTACGCCGAAGTATAGATGATCACCGACTTTCAGCTCTTTGCAATCAGGGCCAGCAGACACGACTATACCCGTTTCCTGCTTTTCTGTCGAAAGAAGCTCGAACATGGCGTGTTTTTCGACATCCACCTCGATGATGAGGCAGTTTTGCATGGCTTTGAGGGTCATTTTTTGCTTTTCGGTGCTGATTTCTGGGCTTCACGCTTGACGGAATAGGCAATCGCCACGGCCTGTTTGACCGGTTTTCCGGCTTTCACCTCGGCTTTGACGTTGGCGCTGAAGGCCTTGGGCGATGCAGATTTCTTCAGTGGCATTTTATGACCCCATCCATCCAGTTGATGCAGCGCTGCGGTCATATGTGACTTGGCGCGTTGTGTTACGAGAATTGTACTCCCCACGGCTGGCCACGGGGAACGCAAACGTCACGGCCAGTGCGTCAGCCGCATCAGGAGAGGCCAGCCCACGGGCTTTCATCTCCTTTTTCCCTTCCAAAAAGATCGTCCCAGCCGAGTTGGGCTTCTTCATTGGGCCAATCAGATCGTTTCTGAGCGATCTGTCGTTGGGGATCGACGCCGTGCGCAGCCAATCGCGCATCGCACCCCAGATTTCAGCTCGTTTGTTGCCCCACATTACCGGATTTTTCGCTTTCCATGCAAAGTTGACCCCGCGCACTTTGTAACGCTGCTCGGTCAATCTGTCAAGGATGCCGTAGCCCAGTCCCCCCTCGTCAATCACGGTCAGCGCAGGCTTGTATTCCTCGATGGCGTCGATGACGTGCCCCACAACGCTCATGGTGTCTTCACCCTTGAGGCGCTTGATGGCCACGATGTCCCGCCCTTGGCGCACAAGGATCACGGTGCTGTCCATGCCGCCCCGCGCAGGGTCTACGCCGATCACGATCGGTGCCGTTTGGTCTTTCCAGCGCTCACGCTTCATGGCGTCCTCGACCACCACGGGCGAGATAAACTGGTCTTCACCGGCAGCGGGGAACTCACCGTAGACCTCGACGCGGGCCTGTATCGAGTCTTCACCGTATTCAGCGATGATCTGGTCGTAGACGGCCTTGTCGGTGCCCTCGACGGTGCGGGCGTCGATGATCTGACCGCGCCAGAAGTCCCGTTTGCCATGGAATGTCTCGAAAAAGTACCCCGTGTTGCGCCGTGGGTTGGAGAACGCGAGCCAGTACCGGTCGAGGATCTTCTCTGTAAAGAAGCCCGCAGCCACTGACCAGATGCCGTCAGGGATACCGCTGGCCTCGTCAAAGATCACCATCATGCCGTCGTGGTTGTGGACACCGGCATACGAGTCGGGGTTCTCCTCGCTCCACAGCTTCCCCTCGGCAGACCAGTAGCGCGTGCCCTTCTTGAGGTCACGCTCGACCAGCTCGGTCAGCCACTGCGCGGGCACCAGCTTCGTGGCCGAAGGCTCCCACCAGTGCGAGTTGATGGCCATCGTGGCCCATTTGGTCAGTTCGCCCCAGGTCACCGTGCGCAACTGGTTCTCGCTGTTGGCCGACACGATGACGGATGACCCGATCCTGGTAGACAGCATCCACAGGATCAGCCAGCTCACCAGTGCCGATTTGCCGATACCACGACCAGAGGACACCGCGACGCGCAGGGCGTCCATGTCCAGCTTGCCCTGGTTGTCCTTGATGTGCGCCGTGATCTCGCGCAGCACCTTGCGCTGCCACTTACGAGGACCACTGAACTTCTCAAGTGGGGTGTTCTTCTGACCCCATGGGAACGCGAACAGGACGAATGTCTCAGGGTTGTCCTTGACCTGCGGACCCCACAGCTGGGTCATCAAGACCTGTTCGTCTTCAGGCGAGTAAATGGGTTTCTGCATCAAACGTCCCTCGAGTCCACATCAATCACTTCAGCTTCAATGATCCGAGCCTGCGCCGCAGCCAGCGCATCGGTGATCGAGATCGACCCGCCAAGCTCCACGGTCTTTGTTTCGCCGTACTTCTTCCGATTGTGTGCGCCCATGAGCCACTTGCGAGTGTCGATCTTGAGGCGCGAACGCTGGACGTCTTCCAGTGAGTCATCGCCGTCGGCAATCTCAATGATCTCACCGGCCATAAACTCGGTGCGCATCTCCTGGGCTTCGTCAAACAACTGCTTACGGCTGGGGTCTTTTTTGATCCACCGGTAGAAGTCGTTGTAGTCGATGTCCCGCTGGTCGTCTCGCAGCACTTGGGACAGGGACTTGCCGTGGGCAATCGAGTCGATGGCACGCATGAACACCTGCTCGTACTGCACGAGGGTGAGTGCCTTGACCTCAGCGGGCAATTTGGCCAACGGGGTGTCGGATCGTGGCGCAGGGTCGAGCCAGTCTGGTAGCTCGAGTTGAGTTGGTTGATGTGCGACATCTGCGCCTACGGGATTGGGGTTCAATGTGTCCATAGTGGTACTGAGTCTATCACTGTGTGGGAGTTTGTGGAATATGAGGAGCAATGCACCCATTGGGTCTAGGTGTCATTTGAAAAAATAAAAAATTGTTCGTGGTACCGCCGTAGCCGTGACCCTTGGTCCGTCGGCCCTACCCCCTCCCCCTCGGCACCAGGTCAACCCACGGCCACCGATTAGCCCACTGGGTCACGGGATCACGGCCACCAATGCACCACCCAGCGGGTGACAGTTAGCCCACTGGGTCACTGAATCAGGGCTTCACGGGGCAAACCCAGCGGGTGGATCATGCACCCAGAGGGTTAAAACCCAGCGGGTAGCAGTTAGCCCACTGGGTCACGGGATCGGGAAAAACGGGTGCGAGTGGTACACCGGTGACATCGCGCAGGCGAGGGGTCGGAAATGACTTTTTTGAAAAGGGTCTTTTATTTTGGAATCCCAGAATCCCTCTACCCTCTGTAAGTCACAATTGACGCACCGCACCAGTGAGCAAACCCAGCGGGTAGATCCGTGATAATTTGCCCCAGTGGGTTAGGGAAAGCACTGATACAAATAATTGTTGCCCCAGTGGGTTAGATCTGTGGTATGATGTGGGCACCGGATCAAACCGGCCTTGTAACCCGTAATCGAAGGAACTCAAATGATCAAAGATGCCGCCCTCGCCGTGTTTATCGGCCTTACCCTCGCCGCTGTTTTGCTGCACTCGCTGGGTGCTTTGTTTCCCTTGTAACCCGTAACCTTGAAAGACCTGTAACCATGAAAACCACTCTTGACTTCAACGATTTCCGCGATGCCTTCCGCCGTTATGACCGGATGGACAACTTCAGCCGCGAAGGCATGCAATTGCTGTTCGACTATTGCGAGGAATGTGACCCAGACATGGATCTGGACGTGATCGCGCTGTGCTGTGACTATGACGAGCTTCAATGGGATGACATCGCCGCAAACTACCGGATTGATCTGGACGACTGCGAAGATGAGGACGACAAGATTGAGGTAGTCCGCGAATACTTAGAAGCGAATACCCAGTTGATCGGCGAAACCGCTACAGGTTTCGTTTATGCCGTGTTTTGAGGAGTGACCACCATGACTGACATTTACACAACACCCATCAAAACCGAAGCAGACGCGCAAGGCTTCTTTTTCCAGTTGCACCAACTCGGACGACTGTTTCACCCCGAGGACAACCCCGCAGAAGTGGTCAACGGTGCAAGCGGTCAATGGCTGTTTACTGACCAACAAGCCCAGCACCTGCGAAACCGCCTCAATGAGGTTTTTGAAGTGATGGATGACCCTTGTCAATATTGTTTAACTCTGACTCAGCCTGAGAGTGACCGCGAAGACGACACCGACAACCCCGACTATTCAACCGCCGACCGCTTTCAGCTTGGAGAATGAACCATGAAAACCGATTTCAAAGTGTATCCCCGCAAAATCCATGTTTACTGCAAAGGCGCACCAAAAACAGCCCCGCACCTGTCGCAGTTCTATGCATGGTCAACCAACGCTTACCGCACCTGCCGCGATGCGGTGGCCGCTGCAAAGGCGTTGCACCCTTCCCAAGAATTTACAGCCCGTTTTGCAAAGGATTAACACCATGATCGACCTATTGACACTTGAACCCAGCGAAGCGGAGCGCATTGCTTACGCCGAGGGCTTCACAATGGCCGCTGAACTGTTCAAACGGATTGATGAACTTGAATCGCGGCTCTTGTCGTATGAATGCGCCCTTGAAGCTATCCGCGATGCAGGGCGCAATGGCACCATGACCGCCCGCCAGTGTGCGGGCGCTGCCTCTGAGGTGCTGCCATGAAAACCTGGCCATTTCCACCACCTAGCGGGCCGATCCCCTGGACACCTGAACAGGTGCGACAACATGCCCGCCAGCAACGCGAAGCCTTACCAGAGGCCCCGTTATGAGCGCCTTGATCGTTTCCGCCCTTGTCGCCCTGATCCTGGCCGCGTGGGACAGTTAACCCAGCGAACCCCGTAACCCTGAGCCCCTAGGTTAGATCCTAGGGGCATTTTTTGACCCTCACCCTGACTGACCCCTATGAATGACAAAAAACCCCCGCAAAACCCCGATTTCATGGCCGCATTGGCCGCTCTGACAACCCGCCACCAGTTGACCGAGACCCAGACCGCCGGTCTATTGGGCGTGCCCGTGTTCACTTTGCGCAAATGGCGCACGGGTACTCGCGCCCCCAGCGCCGCCGCTGTTCGACTGGTCGAGGTGCTCGACTTGTTGGGCGCACTGGCCCCTGCCCTCTTGGGTGGCCTGATCCCCGAGCCAGTCCCACCGAAACCCCCTAAGCGAAAAGCAAAAACGGAAAAAAGCCCTTTATAAGGCGTTTGGAACTTTTTTGAAATTGGAATGACCCAAAATGAATCACACTGAATCCGAATACATCAGCGAAGGCGCACGCTACGAGCGGGCCAACAACACCGAGGTGGCCAGGGCCATCGCCTACAAGCTCAGGGCCATGCTGGCCAGTGAACGAATCGAAGACCAATCGTATGCCCGAGATCTGATCGAGCAAGGCCGCAAGGAGGCACGGAAATGAAAAAACTGATCGCAATCACCGCACTGATGTGTGGCACCGCACATGCTGAGTTCTTGACCGGCAACGACTTGCTTACCAAATTCAATGGTAGCGACATCCAGCAAATGGTCGGGCTTGGGTACGTTATGGGCGTGTTTGACGCAACGATGGATGCCACCCACTGCCCACCTGCCAACGTGACCGCCGGCCAGGTTCAAGACGTCGTCAAGAACCATTTGACCGCCACCCCTGCCACGCGCCATTACGTGGCCGATGTGCAAGTGCGGTACATCTTGAGCCAGACATGGCCCTGCAAAAAGAAAGGAACAGCATTATGAGCAAATGTCAAAAGATGTTCGAGGCCATCATGCGCGTGAAGGGTCACACCGACTTCACAATGAGCGCCACCGGTAAATACATCAACCCTTCACTGCAACAGCGGTGGGCCTACTTTGCAATGGGCTGGGAAATGAAGGAGGCAACGACATGAAATCCACCATAGAAATGGCCCGTGAGGCATGGGCAAAAGCAGGTGAAGGTTGGGTTGACCAGCATTGGTATGCAGACCGCGAAAAGGCATTCAAGGAGTTTGAAGCCCT